CATCCAGTAGTACAGGTTATCGACCGCATCAGAGAGATCGGTGGCCTTCCACCGGGGCTCCTTGGTGTCACGTTCACTGCGCTTGTCTTTCTTGATTTCATCCGGAAGGATCGGTGCATTCTCCATGGAAAAGAAGGTTTCATAGGCATTGATCATGTTGATGCAGAACCTGGGCACACTGTTGTACTCTCCACTAAGGAACTTATGCCAAAATTGAAACTTATCCATATGCTGGATCTCAAACAGTTCAGCTTTCAGTTCAACTTCCCAACCTTCCTTTGCAAGCATCTCGATCACATCATCAAAATAGGTCTGTCGGCTGGCTGCATCGTTCTTCCTGCGTCCATCACTGCCGCCATAGAGGTAAATAACCCTGGTAGGATGATGCTCATAATATTTGGTAAACATGGCAACGACGGTCTTCAAGGTTTCGTTCTCAACATAGAAGTTCTTGATGATCGGCATTTCACGAACATCCCTATGCCATTGGGCAACCACGATGCAATTCTGAGTGCTGCCGAAATCGAATGAAAGATATAGGGGTTCACTCTTATAGCAATCACCGTCACCCCTGGAATCCTGCACCGGTGCTTTGGTCGGGTCCTGGTTGATCAGATCATAATAGTTGTAATCATAACACCCCTGATATCCATGACTGACCAGGGAAAGAAGCGGATAAAACTTGCTCAGATTCTGGGTGCGCCGTTGATTGCGCACTTCTAGATTGAAGATTACCCTGGGCATGGTCCGCCTAAGATCTCTGAAATAATCGTCCCCCAGGATCTTCTTGTTTTCATAGGCTGAAGCTTCAAGATAAAGATACCGGTGAGGATATTGCTTCATCAGCTGTTCATAGTCAAACACCCAGTCCCCTTCAGGGGCAAGCGGCATGGATCCCAGGAACAAAGTTCCGTGATGAAATGGAATATGCCCGAACCGATCACGATTTCCTCGGTTAGCAGGCATTACATCACTGTCAATAGCAATTTTTTTAAGCTTGGTGCATTCGTCAAAGATCAAGCCGTCATAGGATCCTGACCTGGCCATTTCAGGACGGTCGAAGGAATTGAACTCAAGAACGAACCCATTGAAAAAATGAATGCAGTTGGTATAATCCAAAGGCGGCTGAAAAGGCTCGGGCCAATTGAGGTTTTGCGGGGCTTTCCGCCCGACAAAATAGTGCATCCCCCGGTACAATCCGCGACGTTCCCAATGATCAATGATCGGCGGCAGTGATTTTGTCCGGATATGAAAATACGTCAGACCGTTAAGGGATACCTTTCCCCGGGGCATGGAGGCCAGGTACTTGATCACTTCATCGGCGATGATGGTCGTTTTACCGACACCGCGGCCACCGATAAACATTTTATGCGGTTGACTGGCACCCTTGATGATCAGCTGCGGATAATTATAATACGGCGCCGGTATGATTTCAATCTTACTCTGAATCGGTATCATCAGGGAATACGTATTTGCCTTCGTCGATCATGAGCATTTCCATGATCTCGGGAATATCACTGTTTTTGAATAGTTCTTCAGCCTGGGCCTTGAGTTGCAACACCCGTTCTTTGATATGAGGGGAAAGCATCGTGAAATAAGGCGAGTTCAGAAAATCAAGGGCTAAGCTGATCATCTGGATCGGCGGCTGAATCTTGGAGAGGTCCGGCAGATCGGGATCCGCCTTATCCAGCTGATTGGCGGCTATCAGATTCTTCATGGCATAGTTCATTCCACGGAAGTCATTCTTGATATCGGCTTTGCGGTACAAATTGGTTGCCCAATGAGTAACCAGGTAACGGTTTGCGGTACGGCTGGCCTGACGGGCATCACCAAAGATATTCTTACAGTCACGAACATCATAAAAAGCCTGTCGTTGGCCTACGCCGTTAAATTCCATATCGAACCTGGCAGCCACATCATCGGTTGGATGATGTTTAAGGATATAAGAAAACACGGATTCCAGGCGAAGCCGTATCTTTTCTTCCTGTTCCGTTAACTTGCATTTCCCTGCATAAAACAGCCGAATCCTGTCTTTCAGTGATTCCTCTTCTGTCCATTCCTTCAGATTACTCATCAGTCATTCATTTTTGCTTCAATGATCATGGTACTTGCAAGGGTCTGTGCCGGGGATGACCCGTTACCGGCCAGGTCGAAGATCGCCTTGCGAAGTTTTGCTTCCTGGACCAGCCGGCCTTTGCGGAACGCCTTGTAGGCTGATTTATCCTTTTCCAGCAATGCCATAAATCCCTGGCTTGGCATTTCAAGGATCTCTGCAATCTCATTCTTGGAAAACATCAGAGAAGAATATTCTTCGATCTGCTGGATCAGTTCTGCAGTTAATTTGTACTCGTTCATTACCAATTGTTTTGATCTTTCAACACTCTCATAATTAAATCGCGCATTTCCTCAGCCAAATGCCGCCAGGTAAACAAGGTACCGGCTTCCAGGCGTGGGTTCCTGGTGAAATTCATTGAACCGATTATGGTAATGCCCCAGGTGTCATTGACAATAGAAACAACCTTTGCATGGCATTTGGCCGGCTTGATATCGGTGGTGATCTGCTTGAGGAATTGCAATTCTGCAGGCTTGCGAACACCATTGCGGTAATCAAAAATCCCATGAAGCTCCAGGATATGGCCTTGACGGATCATAGTGTATAGCTGCCTGATTGCATATTCACTGATCGCCCAGGTTGAAAAATAGACCTGGGCCGGTCCGGTGATATTGAGCAGATAAAACAGCATGTCATGTGCCGACCAGTCTCCATCAGACCAAAAAGCCTGTGTATGATCCTGCTTGATCTCACCTATAATTTCAGTAAGCTTTTGATTGGCCCGGCCTACAAATAAGTGAGGTTTTCCCTTAACCTTTATACTTTGCTTAGGGGAAGGGCTAACCTGCTTTACCGGCGTATAATCGATGGCATTAAACAGGCTCACCGGATCAGGTTTCTTTCCAAATGATCCAGTTCAAGCTGAAATTTCAGCAGACGGTTTTCATGAACCGCTTTGGTGCTGCGTGATGTTGCATCACGGATCTGCTTTTTCTCCCGGGTGATGTAGGTGCGAAGCGTTGTTCTTCGCCTCGCTACATCAAAGGGTTTGTTCACATCCCATTTGGGTTTGGGAAAAATCTTGGCCGGCGGGAGCTCCCCATGCTTGTTGTAATGTTCAAGCCGGTTGTACATATCATCGAGGATATCCCCGATATCCAGGATACGGAAAGCGTTCAGCTTGCAGGTTTCCTTGTTGACCAGATCCAGGGTTGCATGCAGTGAATCCCATTCCTTAAGAAGATCCGTTTTTTCCCTTACCAGCTTATCGATCTCGGGCGTATTCTGCCGGCGGCCGATAAAGGCCTGTTTATGATCATCCTTCTCTTGTTCGATTACGGCCTTCTGATGATCATCTATGATGTTCGTGATCGTTTTAGCAATCTCTACAATATTTTCCGATACCGCGGATCCCAGCATTCGCATGAGTTCATAGGAAAGCGTTGCCTGGTTCTTGGCATTCTGCCCACCTATAGTAAGCACACGGATCAATGATTTGCTGCGGCCATACCTGGTATACAAGACAAGGCCTTCCTGGTAATCCTGGGCTGAATGCACCCAGGCTTTGATTTCTTCGATCATTCAATTGCTGTTTTTAAAATTCTGAAACATCATACCCTTGATAAACTTGTAGCCATGTAGCCAGCGTAGCCACCGGCTACAGCTCAAATTTTGATTTATGAGTGAACATTGACTGAAGGAAAGCCTTCAGGTTGTCATTCAATCCTTCGTCATTATGCACCAGGTATTTACGTCCCTTGCATGTTTCGTTAAGATCACCACTGCTTGAATGGTAGAACTCCGAATCTTTTCCAAAGAACTGAACGCCATCTCCATGATCACGGTCAAACATGAGTGGAAAAACATCCGGATAGATGGTATTGTAATACAGGGTTGAAGTCAACAGCCGGTTTTCAAGTGCATTGTACATTCCAATCACTGTTAACATCCAATTCTTTTCGAAGACTTCCGGAAAATGGGTTTCGCAGTTCATCCCGGGATATCCTTTACGGATCACGGCATCCATGGTACGGATCAGCTGCTGATACCAAACCGAATAATTGCACTGGTTCACGCCATTTCGATCATACATTGCCTTGACCTGGGAAACATAGGCTTCATCGACAGGACCGATCAGGTAGATATCATCGTACATCCGGATAAACTTCTCTGTAGTCTCGGGATGTTTGCAGAACAAAAGCATCTTTGACACTGCATCGAAGGTGCAATTCTCCATGATATCTTCTCTTCGCTGGTGAGCAATATGATTGACATTACAGATCCACTGTGGCAGATCTCCGACAATCCATACCCGGAAATCTGCATGCAGAAACATTTCAAGGCTTCTGAGGGAATAGCGTAATTCCTGCCAGGATGAAGCTTTTTCGTAATAGGGATAAAATACATCGATCATGAAGGCGAAAATATTACCTCTGCAATTGCATATAAAGGACAAAAAGAAACCCCGGCCAAGGCCGGGGCTTCCCCAATCACTAACCCTAAATCAACTATGCAGCTATCTCCTTTTTACCAACTTGCGCTTGTGGGGTCATACACAATGGCACCTTCGTAGATGGCCATCGGGTTCCCCTGTTTTGATGTGAAGGTGAACTTGGATCCTTTTTCCTTGTCGACTTCTTCCCCCCAGGTGGTATCGATGTTATCGATATGGGCCAGGTTGCAGGGTTCACCGATCAGGTATTTCTTTCCTTCACTGCAATTCTGAATAATGATATATCCCTTGAAACTTATGCCGAACTGGGCTTTCCAGGCCTGCACTGCCTTTTCGATACCAGGGTAAAAGCCTTCAAGGCTGACCTGCCATCCCCCGCAATCCTGGTTGGATCCTTTGAGGATTTTCTCGGAAGGTTTGATCGTTCCCTGGGTCATATAAAAGCGGTGCATGAACTTGCCTGTCTTCATTAAGATATCACCGGTTATGGTTCCCACATTCTGCCCGGTTCCACGCGCAGGGAATGGACTTTCAACATCGGAGTCATGGATCAGTATAATTTCCGATTTGATTCCGCCGCCACTGCCGGCAGTTTCAGATGAGGGTCTTGCAAGGTCAAACAGCACTGAGAAATTCAGTACGCCCTGTTGTTTCGGCACGATCACGCTGAACACGGCCAGGGCACCAGCTATGACCAGCGGATTTGCATCCAGGGCATAGGCGAACACCGAAGCGGTGAGTGCGATCATCATAATTGCGAGCATTCTCTGAGCAATTTTCATCGTTGGATCTCCTATTCTTTAAAGGTTATCACTTCCGTGAATTAGTGAGATGCTGAAGCCTGGGAAACAGGAACGGATGCAAAAATCGCTTCCTGGATGGCAAAGCCTACACTTTCATACCAGTCTGCAAAGACCTTGATCTGGCGGTCAACACTTTCGATGCTGATATTGGAAGCGCCGTCATTGCGGTTCATCAGACGGATGAAGTTTTCTTTCGGGGTGCAGAAAATAACATTCGTGTCGTTCATTGAAGGAAGCGGCATCAGGGTCATGTTTGAGCCTTCGATGACATCTTTCTGACCAGCATAATTCGTATCCTGGCCATGGAGATCCCTGCGCTTTTTGTGGTAAGCGGCATACCATTTCCTTGAAATGAAAACTTCCATCGGGATATCCTGGTAGAGCTCGGCAACACCTTCCGCAAACAATTCCACCTGGTCGAAGATGTTGTCTTTGGTTAGGGTTGCCAGGTTGATGAAATTGACATTGGATCCGCCGGCAATCTTCAGCTTGTTAAGGATGGTAATGAAACCATCCATGGAAAGGCCGGTAGCCTGCGGGGTCCCGGTAACGGGTGCGGCATACACTCCTTTTGCAATCAGCTTTAATTCCCTGTTGTCGTTGATCTTCGGCAGAATGAGTTTTTCGATGATATAACGGCTGATAGGCCACACTTTACGGTCTGTATTTTCTGCGGCCATGAACCCCAGCCAGCTGTCCACGATATCATCCGGATACATTTCCCAATCGAACTTATGCCGCCTTTGCGGTATTGCGATCGGGGTGAACGTTGCAGTGCCTTTGGGGGTCCATCCTTTTTGGAACCCCTGAACCAGGTCATCAACAACGGCTTTCGAAGCCCTGTACTCAAGATCGGCACTGGCAATGGTGGTCATGTGTTTCTGACTTTCCGTTGGCTGTGTCAGAAGGGTAAGGATATCCTTCTGATTTGTTCCGATATAGGTCCCAAAAGCTACTTTCAATTCGCTTACTGAAATCTCTCCCATTGGAATAAAAATTTGAATGAATAACTTATTTTCCTAAAAATTTATCTGCGACCTGGTCAAAGCCATTGACAGCTCCAGCGGCACCTTCGCCGGTGATTTTGTCTTTGTCTTTTCCTACGGTTGTCTGTCCTGCGGCATCTTCAGCCTTAAGATCTTCAAGCTCTTTTTTTGTTACTGCATGGGCTGCCTGTTCAGCGGCAAGCTGATCCAGGGCAGTTTGCTTTCCTGCAGCTTCAGTGCTTAAGCCAAGGGCCAGCTCTTCATTTTTCGCCTTAAGGCTGGACAGTTCCTGGTCTAAAAGACCAATGCGTTCTGCAGTCATTTCTTCGGCTTCGGCGGTTTCTCCGGTTATGCCCAGGACTGAAAGAATGGCATTCCATTTTGCTGAAAATTTCATATCATTGGTTTTAAATTGAACATTACTCTGTGATTCTGCCAGGTAAGAAACATAATTCAAGGTTTCCTGAAAGCTCTTAATGCCATCAATAAGCCCTGCGGAAATGGCATCCTTGGCGAAGAAGAGTTTTCCTTTCAAGGCTTTTTCATCCACATGGGGGCGGCATCCTGTAACATGGCCGATGAATTTGTTATTGATGGGATCTAACAAAGATTTGCGGATATCGTCATACTTTCCACTGAGAACATCCTGCATATCCCTGTTCTTCTCCGTTGAAAGGGTTGCATAGATCTCATGGAACTTCACCCCGGCTTTTTCCATGGTGGGTTTCATGTCTGCAAAGGCAAGCATGGTTCCGATGGATCCAATCCGGTCCAAATCGGAAGAAGCGAAGATCTTATCTGAGCCGGCGGCAATCCATACTGCAGCACTGGCGCAGATCCCTTCAACATAGGAAACAACGGGTTTGGCTGAGTTCTTTACCGCTTCAGCCAGAAGGTCGATTCCGGAGACCTGGCCACCGGGTGAATCAAACAGAAGGATGATACCGGCGATATCCGGATTGTTGTTCGCGCTGTTAATATCCTCGATCAGTGACATGGTACCTCTTGGACCGCAAGCCTGGTCATATTTCATGATCTCGCTGCGGATAGGGATGATTGCAATACTTCCCGAGGGGATATTGTCAGAATTCAATCCAAGGGATTCACTTGAATTATCTGAAGCAACTACGAAAGACTTTGCTTTTGCCCTTTCAATGGAAAGATCGCCTTCAGCTATCGGGCGTCCTTCAATCAGATTCAGAAGCAATGACGCATAATACGATGATCGTTCATCATCGATCAGCCATACTGAAGAAAGGATATCAATTAAAAGGCGGTTCATTGAAGCCGTTTTATGCTGCAATGATACCGCCGTATCAGGCTTTAATAAAGGACTACAAAGTGTCCTTGCCGCCAGGATCAGGCGGGTAATTTACAACCAGGCCTGAGAGTGATCCCCCATAAAATAATGCCGGTTGAGGAAACTCGCCCTGGAAGGTGATCTGATACCCGTTATACCCTTCAGGTTCCTTTGGTATCAAGAGCTTCGATGTCTTTTTCATAGGGCAATCGGGGGTTCCGAATAAGCGCATCGTGCCGTTTTTATCCTGGGTAAGAACGATGATACCGCGATTGTTCATCCTGCGAAGAAGCAATTCAACTTCCTTTCGATCCTTTGGAACCTGCATGGAAACCTTATAAACATACTTCATTCCGGATGATGTAGGCTGCTCCTCGCCTTCTACCTGGATGGTTTCCGGTGTTGCATACAGAACATTCCAGGACCGGCCGACATTCAGGGCGGTGGTAGCAACCCATGTATTTTTCGACCATACCAGGGAAAGAAGATCTTCCTTGAAAATCCAGTAAACAGGATTTAACCCACCGAAGTTATTTCCATCATGCACTGAAATATTATCCATGACCTCAAATTAGTTTTCACTTTCTATACAAACGACCTCACATGACCCTATGCGACCCCACACGACCATCGAGGGACAATAGGACCATTCAACTGACAAGAATTTTATGCTTTTTTCTAAGATTAAGTCTTCTTCGGTTTTTACGATACCGGTCATAATCTTTCTTCATCATATCCCAGGATTCACCGGGCATTGCATACCGATCAATGAACAATTCAATGGACTCCTTACGTGTGAAACCAAGGATTATGCTTTGATTTACCTGAGAATGGAAAACACATTTATAAAATGAACGGATTCGTTCTACAAAGGAAGTCTGTGCCCTCCTGGAGAGATACCAATAGGAATAAGCATTTTTATTCTCCATATAAGGAAGCTTGATTCTCAGGTTATTTTCTCCATAATCTTCCTCTATCCAGTTCTTAGGGGGTTGGGTAACCAGAAACGTCAATTGGAAATTGAAATCATGATTTCTTGGAAACTCAAGTGGAGATGAAGTTTCGAAATACGATTCCAGGAACCTGATCAGATAAGGTTCACACTCACAGTTTACTATCATCGGTGATGGCATAGAACAAATGTAATTGCGTGACTACAGAATATAAAGGTCAAGGTTTCATGGGCTTTGTCTTTACGATCTCCTGAATCTTTTCGATCTTAAGCAGGATCTTCATGGTCCATCTGGATTAAAGGGAACTTGATACTGGTTTGGTCATTTGAAAACTCAATGGTGACTTTAAAGCCAATGGCACGGCTGAGAAGGAACAGCACTGAAATATCGATATCATCGCTATTAAGGATCTTCCGAAGGGTCTTTTCAGAAATACCGGCAGCTGTTGCCACTTTCCGTTTAGAATACCGGTTCTGTTCAATGGTGTTCTTAATGAGCTGATTGATCGTGATTGAAGACATGGCTATGTTTTTTTAATGAATACTCTGTTTGCATCGATAAATGGTTGCAGGAATGTTGAAGTCAGCCGCTCGGACACGATACAGACCTGATACTTTTCCTTGTCTGCATATCGGATCAAAAATTCCAGGCCGATACGTTTTACTCCTTTGATATGAAAATCTTCAAGGATGGCCAGGATAAAATCATCGGGAACCGAATCATAATATTCCCATCCATGCTGATCTATTTTCTTTAATTCACCCATTTGAAAAAAAATTAAAAAACCGTTTGCCAAACACGAAAAACCGCTTCCTACAGTCCTACAGTCCTACAGCTACCTACAACTTCCTACAGCTTCCTACACTCTATATTATTGATTTTTAATATTATAATCTATTTTGTAGGATGTAGGATCGAAAACTTTAAAAATTTCGAAAACTCATTTCTAAAAAATTTAAAAAGGCTGGTCTTCCTCTCCTTTAATACGTTGCAACCGCTGTAAATTGACCTTTAGTGCCTCATAATCAAACGCAAAGCAACTGCTGATTGAATCTTCGAACCGGTAACTGCTTACTGATCCGATATAACTGGGATGATGCTTGATATAATGCATCAGGCTGACCAGGTCCACCCCGTTTTTGCCAAACTGCTTGCGGTGACCTTCCATATACAAAGGATGGATTCGTGAAAAACGAATAAACAGAACCACTTTTGGTTCAGGGTAATTCAGAATCTCTGCCTGAGAGTTCTTATTTGTCACCTTGATGGTGGCAATGGATTTCACTTCAAAATCCTTGCCGGTTTCGATGAGTTTATTATCCAGCAGATATTCGGTCATCATCCAGAAATTGGACAGTGATTCGCTTGAGGAAATCTGCACGGAAAGTTCGGTGATCATGATCTTTGCCTGGTGGTAGATCTCATCGAATGTGAAATTGAGCTCCAGGGGCAGCATGGACTTAAGAACGATCTGAACCGGAGCAAGTATGATGCAGAAATTCCTCACTAGTCGTTCTTCGAACTGTTTGCCTTCCCGGGTAAGTTCATCCTTGATTTGATCCATCAGGAAAGAAAAGGCCATGCTGAACCCTTGATCAATCTCTTTGCGGTATGTAAGGATTTCTCCAATCAGGCTGCTCAAGCCTCTCTGTTCATAGCCTTTCAGTTCGTCATAACGGGCGAGCTGCTCGGCAGAATAGATCTTCCGTATGAATGCAAGCAGGATGGACCGGGTAAACAGGGCATTGTCATCGGTTGTTGGCAGGTATTGACCGCTGATGACGGATGAACCGTTGACTTTGGTTACTTCTGTGCGGTTATCCCTGGTCATTTTCCCTTTCTCATGACCCATTCCGTCAAAAGCGCTTTTCAGCGTCTGAACCCTTTTGGGATCAATATCGTTGGAGTATTCATCCCACCAGCAAAGGGCGTTCTTTATCCTGGATAACTTCCTGTGGAAACCGACCTGGGTTCCGGAGCTTAAATTGAATGCGGGCATATTGTTAAAGAATAAGTTTGACAAGGACCAGGCAAGCTGTGACTTACCGGATTGTTTCTCACCGAATAGAAAGAGGTGAGGGAATATTTTATATTTCTCATAGATCAGATCCCTGAAAACGGTGGCTATGGCAAAGGCAATCGCTATTCTTGCATTGGATCCATAGACATCCATCATGAGTTTGGTCCACTGTCCGAAGGTGATCGGGGACTGCTGCCAGATGAAATAGCGGTCGCTTTCATAATCATCGTCATCTTCCCGAACCTCGTTATACACCCGTGAAAAAGCGGGGGAGAAATACTTTTGCTTTGCATGTTCGGTAATACCATACTCATCCACCGGTTGCCAGGTGCCATTGAAAATTCCATTGGCAAAGGCATAGAAACCTTCCCTCTGCCAGCCAAGCGTTCTCAGTTCATTACATACCGGGAACTTATTGGCAATGTGGTCCAGGATCTTAAGAAAATGAAATTTCGTACCGAAAAAAAGGAAGTTCCCTTCATTGATCACGGCGGCCTGGAATTGTTCTATGCTGACAAAGCTTTTGGATGGGATGTCAATCGTTCTATGGTAATCATCCTCATTGATAATCTCCACCAGGCGTTTATTATCGGTCTTCGAATAGATATGGAATAGGGGGCGGATGATGAAATTTGATACCCTTACAGGACCATCTTTCGTCAAAAAGTAAAAGCAATTGCGGTGTTCAAAGAATCCCAGTTTGCGGGCCGTCATTCTGTCAATGTCGCCGAAACCCTCAAATTCATCCTTGCTATCTTGCTTAATTACAGTGATAGAATCTTTCAAGGTCTTTATCCGATCTGAAAGTACTTTTTTAGAAATCTTATGGCGTTTGGAGATTTCGTCTACAAATATGCTCTGCCTTATAGGATCCTCCATTTTAAAGATCAGTTCACATACCTGGTTAATTACCTCCCCCCTACGTGTAAGATTTTTCCCTGCCTCGACAAAGGCAGTATCAGCAAAGAGCAGTACTTCTTCTTCATTGAGGATCTCAATATTTGGCAGCTCGATTCCCTGGCTATCGGGTAATTCATTCATCAGGTAGGGTTTGTTTGACAGGGTTAGACTTTTGTTCTCTTTTAGAGAGCATTACATCAACACTTTTCACGATTTCCTCAAAACGACCGTTAAGCTTCATTTCTCTTATCAGTTCATAGTATTCCAGGCGTTTTGACAAATCAATATTCCAATCCTTAAGCCATTTGTTCTCTGCTTCAAGGATTTGGTTCTTCCTTAAGATCCACTGAACATCCTGAATATAATCCCAGGCGAACTTCATCACATCGGCCACCCTGATCCAGAAACGATACGACTCGTTTTCCCCGGTCTTGGCCTTCTGTTTGATCAAAATACTATTGACCTCGGCGATCTTATCAAGCAGCAT